GGAATATTCTGGTATCTAATTATAGTGCTTGTATTTGACTATAATCAAGATAACCGGTCCTGATGGATCAAAATTGTTAAAAAAACAAATTCGAATCCGGGAGCTGCCACCCGCGTCAATGGAGATATCCAAAGAGTAGGTAGTAACAACCAGAAACGTGATCCTTGCTCACGCAAGGCCTCAAAGGAGGTTTCCTTTAAGACCAAACATGCAACGACATTGGCTCATACCCTTTCAGAGATTCTAAAAGAATACGGTAGTCGTATTTCTAGTCTTGAGGAGCGACTGGAAATCTATTATAAGCGTGTCTTTGAAAAGATACCCTTAATAGATCTTCTATCCAAAATTAAGTTATCGATTTCGATCTTCTACTCAAGAAGATTGAAACAAGAACTTCCTTCTGGATCAAGTTTTGCTTTATTTCCACATTTCATTATGAAGTGGATTAAAAACAGAACTTCAGTCACTCGACTCCGTCGATCACCAAGATTGGGATGCTATCGATTATGTCATTCGATTTTACAATGTAAATCTGTTTTACCAGGTCCTGCACGTTGCCATATAGAAAAAATTTATATTAAACATGCAGAAACCTTAAGTAAAACACCTTTACCTACACCTGATTTTATTCTTAAAGCTGCTTATGAGAGAGGGCAGGATATTGGGAGAATTGTATCGAAAAAATACAATCCCTATAATACTGTTCCTCCATCCAGATCAGCTACTTTTGATAAGAAACGAGATCAAGGGGGTCAATTTGGACAATTGAATAAAACTGTTTTATCAGATTATTCGGCTTTCCGAGTTGAACCAACTGTTCTTTTCTTATCTGGAGTGCCAGGTGTTGGAAAATCTCGACTGGTATTAAGTATTGTTAAACATCTTAGTTCCGAATTGAAACTTGATTTAAAAAAATCAGTTTTTGTTCGAAATTGTAATGTGACACATTGGGATGGATACCAGGGACAACAGATTGTTGTCCTTGATGATTGGGGACAAGAGATAAATAAGTCTACTGATTTAGTAGAATTAATATCTCTTGTAACTGATAATTGTTATCCGTTACCCATGGCTGATTTGAAAGAAAAGGGGAAAGTATTTACTTCACAATATATAATATTGTGTAGTAATATTAATCCTTTTCTTTCTGGTCAGCTATCGTGTCCTATGGCACTTAATACCGTTCGTGACAAAAGAGCTCTTATTCGAAGAATGCATATTCCAGTTTTTGTTGGAAATGCATTATCGGATACAGTCTCTTATATCGATATATCGACGGAAGTTAGATGGATGTGTGAAAGTTCGGAGAATCAATTACAAGATTTTCATATAAAACCTAATCAAAGACCTGTTCATAGAACAGTTCTAAGAGAAGAGTTTATAGAAAATTATGTTAAAAAGATGATAGAAGGAAATCGTAGACGTCAACATGGTCTACTATCTGAGATCCCAGAATTGTCTAATGACTATCCTTGGACTCAGCAGATTTATGACATTAATCAAAATATAAATTTGGGAGACCAAGTTCATAAATTGGATTATGTCAAATATCTTTATTTTCCTCTTTATCCTCCTTCCGAACTTCCACAAGTAAGAACTGTTGCAGTTGCTAAAGCACTTGGTTCCCGTATGGTAACCTGCGCTGAGGCAAATGTTAGAGTTCTTAAACCGTTTCAGCAAGCCCTCTGGGAATCCCTTGATAGTTTCAAGCAATTTAAACCAACTCATGGATTAAATCTTCAGAGTTGTTATGATTTGCTTGGAGAAATCAAGGATGATGAAATGATTCTATCGGGTGATTATGAATCCGCAACAGACAATTTACATATGGATTTTTCTAATGCAATATTAGAAGGAATCCTTTCTCAGATTAGTCATGAGCCTACTAAGGCTTGGGCTAGATATGAGAATGGAAAACATATATTAAATTATCCAGCGTGGACACAAATTCAACCACTAGAACAATCTAATGGTCAATTGATGGGATCTCTATTGAGTTTTCCTCTCTTATGTATTGCAAATGATGTTTTGACATCATTAGCGGGTATTAAGAGGAAGATCATCAATGGAGATGATCTACTTTGTTTTGCGACGGAAGGACAGTATAGAAACTGGACGACCTTTGGAAAACTTTGTGGACTTGAACCATCAATTGGTAAGAATTTTCGATCAAAAGTTTTTGGAACCTTCAATTCACAACTTTTTGTGAATGGAAAGTTTATTCCTTATACTAATTCAAAATTAGTACAAAGAGAATACCAAAAGCTACAGTTCGAAGATTGTATTAGATTTGCTATTGATTCTGGAGTTTCGAAAAGAATGATTGTTAGGAACAATCATAAGCTTTTCCTTAAAACTCCCAGATCAATAGACATTCCATCAACCCATGGAGGACTTGGTGTTGACTTTGATAGAGTTCCAACCGAGAATGATAGACTTTGTTATCTTTATGATTTACATTTAAAGAAAACCAAGTCTCAATTACCGATTGAAACACTACCAAAGGGATACGTTTGGTTTACGTATCCAAAGTTTGGATCAGAAAAACAAACTTTACATCTTTTCAAAGATGAGAGTGATACAAAAGTATATATTAAAAAATGTACTAGTGTACCAATGGGAGAACTCATGTCTTTATTAAATAAATTTAAAAAGACAGATTTTACCTGTAAACCTCTTATTAAGAAAGATGACATTTTGCTTAATAAAATTCAGACTTTGCAATCTATGACGAAAGACCAATCCATCCTTAAACAACGGTACCTCTCAAAACGTGATATTGTGAAACTAAAGAAAACTTTAATACAAAATCAAGGTTTGAGAGATTTTATTCATTCTGGTAACCTGCAAAAATGTAAACCTATTGGAGATATCCAATGGGTAACCATTCCATGCAAGAAATCAGATATGACACGTTGTGGTCAGAATCTCTTGGAAGAGTTTATTATTGATAATGAACGTAAATAGACTTATATGGTAGAACCAGAATTTCTAGATACGGTGATTTACTCAATGATACCTCTTCGTTGCCTGTAACGTCTTAAATAGCTAAATTTGAGCGTTCGAAGGTAAGATGAGAGTTCACGAACTCA